CTCAGGAACCCAAGATGCCGTTTACGCACTGCCCGACCTGTGACAACCCCAAAGGCTGCGCCCAAGACCAGAACTGCTACAAGGAAGAGCTGGCAAAGCCCGATCCGCCCTATGTCGAAGAATCGCCGACCGTTGAAAAAGCCTACGAGGCGATGAACGCCGTGATAGGCGCCATCAATGCCCGAAAGAATAAGCCGTCATGAGCGAGCAAGAAGCCGAATACCCCGTCGAAACTCCAGTCACGCTGGACGCCACTATCCTCAAGGCCGATGACGAACAGCGGATGGTCTATGGCTGGGCCAGCGTGTACTCGCGCAACGGCCAGACGGTGATTGACCGCCAAGGCGATCAGATCCATGCGCCGGAAGTGCAAACCATGGCGCATCGGTTCGTGCGGGAGGTGCGCGTCGGTAAGCAACTGCATCAAGGTCACCCGGTCGGCGAGGTGGTGGAGAGTGTGGTGCTGTCCAAATCCCTGCAATCCGCCCTGGGGGTTGACCTCGGTCAAGAGGGCTGGTTGATCGGAATGAAAGTGCATGACGACGCGGTCTGGAACCGGGTCAAAAGCGGCGCATTGCCCGCGCTTTCCATCGGCGGCAGCGGTCGCCGGAAATCCCTAAAATAAGGATTGATTCTGTGACTACCAATCTGTTATATGACATTAATATCTCCGAGATTTCTCTAGTGGATCGCGCTGCGAACGAGGACGCTCGGATCATCCTGTTTAAGCGAGACGACGACCCTATGTATGTTGCTCCCGAAATGCCCGCTCCCTTGAGTTATGTTGCTACCGAAACGCCCGCTCCTTCGAGTGAAGTCACGCCCGAAATCATCGCCAAAAGCGACGATGACGAACTGCAAGGGCGACTGACCGCTCTGTCCAAATCGCTGGACGATCTGGCGGCTGAAAACCTGCGCCTGTCTGCCGACAACACGAATCTCACCGCTGAAATCGCCAAGCGCGCCGCGCTGGAAGAACCCGAAGACGTGATGAAGGGACTGCCAGAGCCGGTTGCCAAGCGGATCGAAGCGATTGAGAAGCGCGCCGCCGATGCAGAACTACTGGTCAAGCGCCTGACCGATCACGCCGAAGAAACCGCGTCCATCGCCAAGGCGGCGAAGTACGCGGCCATCCCGGCGACCGCTGACGATTTGGGCAAATTGTTACTGCGGATTCGCAAGGGCATGACCACGCCCGCCGATGCTGACGAAGTGGAGCGGATTCTGGATGCCGCGAGCGCAGGCATGGCGGACGTGGTCGCGGGGCCGGTCGGCAAGAGCGCCGACAAGGCCAGCGGCGGTACCGCCATGGATCGTCTGGACGGTACCGTTGCGGCGCTCCGATCCGCGAATCCCGATCTGACTCAGGCGCAGGCGTTCACCAAGGCGCTGGCCGACAACCCGTCGCTGTACACCGACTATCTCGCTGAAAGGAAATAAGTCATGGCTATTGAGAATGCTTTGGGGTGCATCACCCGTCCGGCAGGCGCTGACCTGTCGGCAGTGCAGTACCAATTCGTCAAACAGAACTCCTCCGGGCAGGCGGTGGTATGCAGCGTAGCGGGCGAAAAAGCCCTCGGCGTGTTGCAGAACAACCCCACCAGCGGGCAATCCGCGACCGTGGCCTACGAAGGGATTACCAAGGTTCAGGCGGCAGCGACCATCGTACCGGGCAATGACATTGCCACCAATGCAGCCGGGAAAGCCGTGGTGGCGCTGACCACCAACAAAATCCTGGGCGAGTGCATTTCGGGCGGCGCGACCGGCGAGATTATCTCGATTCTGATTCGCAACGGCGCTGCCGCTGCTCCCTAATCCCCCATTCTGAATTCCAGGAGTTCCCATGGCTGGCCCGTCCGTTTCTGATGTCCATGTTAATACCCCGCTGACTCAGATCAGCATCGCCTACCTGCAAAACCAGCAGAACTTTGTGGCGAGCCGGGTGTTCCCGGTAATCCCGGTCTCCAAGCAGTCGGATCGCTACTACACCTATGATCGCGGCGATTTCAACCGCGACGAGATGCAGTTGCGCGCTCCGTCTACCGAATCGGCGGGCACCGGCTACCGGATTGACAACACCCCGACCTACTACACCCCGATTTATGCCTTGCACAAGGACATCCCGGACGAAGTGCGAGCGAACTCGGACGCGGTACTGAATCCGGATCGGGAAACGACCGAACTGCTGACCCTGAAAAGCCTGCTAAAGAAAGAAAAGCTGTGGGCATCGACGTATTTCACGAACGGCGTCTGGACGACCGATTTAACGGGCGTTTCCGGCACTCCCACCACCAATCAGGTCAAGCAGTGGAATGACTCGGCCAGCACTCCGGTTCAGGACGTGCGGGCGGCAGCCACAGCGATTTTGCAGCGTACCGGGTTCAAACCCAACAAACTGGTGATCGGCAAAGCCGTCTATGACGCGCTGGCCGATAACGTCAGCATCATGGATCGCATCAAGTACGGCGCTGCCCCCAATCAGCCGGCGATGGTGACGTTGCAGGCTATGGCCGCGCTGTTTGAAGTGGACAGCATCGAAGTGATGTCGGCGATTGAAAACACCGCAGCGGAAGGCGCGGCGAACGTCCACAGCTTCATCGGCGGCAAGAAGGCGCTGCTGGTGTATGCCCCACCCTCGCCGGGCCTGATGACGCCGAGCGCGGGTTACACCTTCGCCTGGTCGGGCATGTTCGGCGGCGATGCAGCCGGGATTCGGATTCGCACCTTCCGTATGGAAAATCTGAAATCCGACCGGATCGAGTGTGAATACAGCTTTGACCAGAAACTGATCGCCGCCGACCTGGGCGCGTTCTGGACAACGGTCGTCGCCTGATCATGAACGGGCTGCCGTTGTTTTTGAGCTACGACTTTAAGGCGACCCGCCCGTTGACCCTGGACGGGCGGGACTATGCCGAGGGCGAGATCATTGATCGGACTCCCGCGCTGACCGACCGCCTGATCCAGCAGCTTTTCCAGCAGCGGCGGATCGTGCCGGTAGACCCTCCGATCTCCCTCCCGCCCCCGCCTCCCGTAGTGCCTGCGATCAAGGTCGAGCATGAGCCTGAACGTCGAGTCGGGAACCGGAAGTAGCAGCGCCAACGCCCTGGCCGATGTGGTCACGGCGGATGCGTACCACGCCGACCGGGGCCATACCGCCTGGGCGGCGACGACGACTGCACAGCGAGAATCGGCGCTCATCCGGGCGTCCGATTACCTCTGTGACGAAGGGCGGTTTCCGTGGATCGGTTCCAAAGCACAGGGCTATGCCCAAGCCATGCCCTGGCCGCGCAGCAATGCGACCGAGGCGGACGGCAGCGCGATCCCGGCAACGGTCGTTCCGTACCGGGTCATCCGGGCCTGCTGCGAACTGGCCGGGAAAGCCTTGGACGCAGAACTGCTGCCCGATCTGGATCGGGGCGGGCGCATTGCCAGCGAAAGCATTGGCGCGCTGTCCGTTTCCTACTTTCAGGACGCTGCGTCCGGCGCGGTGATTCAGGCGGTTGCGGGGCTGTTAGCGCCCTTGTTACGGCGACGCCTGACTCCGGCAGCCCCTGGCTGGATTGGGGCGGGAGACGCCAGCTACGGAGCGGGATTCAGTATTGGAATGCACGATCACCCTGGATCAAATAACTCATGAGGTTCTCTGCAATGCGAAACAAACTGACGATCATTGCGGCGCTGTTCATAGCCTTAACGCCTTGGGCGTCCTTCGCTCAGGTTTGGGCTGGCCCTGGCCCTGAGCCGTGTTTCAGTCCTGCGTGTACGCCGGATGCGCCGGTTGTGCCTCCGGTTACGGAGCGCACCGTTTGCTTGGGCGATTTTGGCTGCTTGCCGGTCGGGTATAGCACTGCGGGATTATTCACCATCGCCGTAGTGAAGATCCCGAACGGATACCCAGTCGCGGGCATTTCCGGCGCGTGCTTGCCGGGCTGGGACTGCCCTGGAATTCGTGACGATGCCGACCGCGACCTGTTGGCGCGGTTGCAGGGGCTGCATCGCTTCAAGCGGTTCTTGGGGCAATAAATGAACTGGTTCGCTGCTCGACTCAAAGAGCCGTCCACTTGGCGCGGCCTCATCTGGCTACTCACGGCTTGCGGCATCTCGCTGTCGCCGGAAGCGTGGCAGTACATCGCTACGGCAGGGATGGCACTGGCCGGGCTGGCGGGAGTGTTGACGAGTGAGCAGCCGACCCGTGTCGATATTCAACTCCCGGCGATTGAATTGGTGGGGAGTGCTACTGCTCCCGCTCCTGATGACCGGCTGCGCGACGCTGGAGTGCCGTCCGGGACTTCACTTCCGCCCGACTTTTTTCATGACTCTTTCGGCGGTTGAATCGGGAGACCTGCAATGCCAAGTGCCATTCTGAACGCGATGATCACCGTCTTGATGAGAAGCCTCATCGGCGGGGTGAACTGGATGCACGTCAAAAACACGATCCTGAGTTTAGCGGACGTGAATCTTACCGGAGCCGAAAAACGCCAAGCGGCGCTGTACGAATTGAAAGCCGTGTTGGCGGACTTTTCCACCAGCATGATGAACTTTGCGATTGAAGCCGCAGTGATTTCCATCAAAAAGGACAGCAGTCATGGTTGAACTCTATCAAAACAAAGAGGAAGAGGTCGTTTTCCCGGATCGCCGGATGGCATCCAGTAGCGACTTCTCCAATCTGATTACCACCATTCAGAGCATGGTCGGCACCATCAACCAGCATGAAACCCGGATCGTGCGAATTGAAACCAAGCAGGAAAGTCAGGATGACCGCTTGGGCAAAATCGAAGTGGACGTGCGCGATACCAAAGACGGAGTGCAGAAAGTCTTAGACCGGCTGACCTCACATACCGCGCAGGAAGACAAAGACCGCGCCAAGCTGCTGTCCTATGTGATCGGGATTCTACTGACCACGATCAGCGGCATCATCGGGCTGGTCGCTACTCATTTTCTAGGGAAATAGTCGTTGAGTCAGTACGACGCGCTGGCCGCAACCGCCTGGCGGATGATCAAAGCCAAGGGAGCCGTGATTACCCTGCGGCAGAAGTTGACCGGCGCTTACAACCCGGTCACCCAGGCAGAAACCGGCGGCGGAACCACGGATACAGCGGTCTATGCCGTGCTGCTGCCTCCGGGCAACAGCCGCGAGTTAGCGCCGGGTACCCTGGTCACGCGCAACATTATGGAAGCGTGGATCGCAACAGCCGGGGTCAGCGTACCGCCGCAGCCGGGCGATCTGCTGGTTACCGCCAGCGGCATCCTCTGGACGATCCTGACGGTGACCGAGTACGCGCCGGATGGTGATTCCCTGATTGCCTGGAGGGCGTATGTCGAGCGGTAGCTTTGCCGTGGATGTTTCGGCCTGGGTGAAGAAGGCGGGCGACAAGGCCGATGCCTTCTGTCGGCAGTTTTGCGCCGAAGTCAGCGAGCGAGTCATCGAACGGACGCCGGTAGACACCGGCTTTGCCCGCAGCCAATGGCAGCCGGGCATCAACGGATCGTCCAGCGCGTCCGACGACCCGTTTGCAGCCGTGCATCTGGCCGCGTCTCAGATGAAATCGGGCGACACCTTTACCCTCATGAACCACTGCAAGTACATCGGGCGGCTTGAGTACGGCTGGAGTCAACAAGCCCCGAACGGAATGGTCAGGGTCACGCTGGCGGAAGCGCCGGACATTGCCCAAAAGCTGATCGCGGCGCTGAAACCATGACCCCTGAATTGCGCGCTGCCTTCCGAACGCAACTCCTGACCCTCGCGGGATTACCCGCTGTCGCCTGGCAAAACCGGGCGTTTACGCCGCCGAATAACGCGCCCTGGTGCAAAGAGGCGTTGCTACCCGGCGAGGGGCGCTATGCCGCGTTTGGGGCCGATGGCATCAGCAACGGGGCGATGCAGCAGGTCGGGATTTATCAGATCACCCTGGTGATGCCCTCCGGCGCGGATACCGTTGCCGCCGACACCCTGGCGGATCGGATCATCAGTCTGTTCCGCCCCGGCACTCGGCTGACGATGAGTACCGGCGACGTGATTACCTGTGAGAACGCCTGGGCCTCGCCCTCGCAACAAGAACCGACCGGGTTCAGCCTCCCGGTTAGTGTGCGCTACCGATTTTTTAGACTGAACACTTAGGAGAACGATCATGCCTTTAGCCTCTGGTGCCAATGTAGGTCTTTCGTATGTGGCCGAGGTGACTCGCGGCACAACTCCCGGTTCGCCGACGATGAAAGCGGCGCGATTCACCGGGCGCAACCTCAACTTGACGCGGGCCACGCTGACATCGAACGAGCGCCGCAATGACCGGCAAATCGCGGATCTGCGCCACGGCTTTAACCAGGTCGGCGGCAGTCTCGGCTTTGAACTCTCGACCGATGCCTTTAACGACTTCCTGGAAGCCGCGATGGCGGGAACGTGGGCGGTTGCGCCGACCACCGGCGCTCAAACTCTAGCCTCGACTACCAGCACGTTTACCCGCGCTACCGGCTCGTTCATCACGGACGGCTTTATGCCGGGCGATATGGTGACGGTCACAGGGTTCGTAACGGGCGGCAATAACGGGGTGACCCAGGTGGTGTCGGTCTCGGCACTGGTGCTGACGGTCGCTAAAACCTTGGTTGCGGACGTGGCGGCGGCAGCCCGTACCATTGCGGGGGTGGGCAAGAAATTGAAAGTCGGCTCGACTCTCAAGACCTTCACCTTTGAGCGCCGGTTTACCGACATCACGCAGTACCAGGTGTTCGCCGGGGTGGCGATTAACCAGATGTCGTTCAACATCAAGCCCGACCAGATCATCGGCGGCAGCTTTGACGTGATCGGCATGTCCAGCCAGCCCTTGTCTGGCACTTCGCTCGGCTCTCCGACCGCAGCGCCGACCGGTTCGCCGTTCGATGCCTTTACCGCCAACCTGTACATCAACGGGGTGGCGAACGCGGTAGTCACCGACATCAGCTTCCAGTTGGCTAACAACCGCTCGGTCAATCCGGTGGTGGGCAGCAAGTTCTCGCCGGACGTGTTTGAAGGCACCTGCCAAGTGACCGGTACGCTGATGGCCTACCTGCAAGACGCGGCGGTGTTGAACCTGTTCACCAACGAAACCGAATGCTCGCTGTTCGCCAAGTTTCCCGACCCGAACGGCACGGACTATTTCGTGGTGCAGTTGCCGCGCATCAAGTTGACCTCGGCGGATTCTGATCCCCCGCAGCAGGGGCCGATCACCGTCAGCTACAAGTTTCAGGCGCTGGTGGAGCCGAACAGCGGTACGTCTATCGCGTTTCAGCGCAGCACGGTGACCTAGACCTAGGCCTTTCCCATTTTCATTTCCCGCTTCCTGAGAAGGGGAGCGGGCTTTTTCTCATCAAACAATAAGGATTGCTGCCCATGTTTAACCTTCCTGATTTCGATACCGTTTCCGCCAGCGATGCCGGCGCGACCCTGACCCTCGTTCGTGAGGACAACGGCGCGATTGCCCGCGACAAAGACGGCAACCCGATCACTCTGACCGTCCTCGGTTCCGACTCGGCGCAGTACCGCAAAGCGCAGCAGAAGAACCTGAATCGCCGCCTCGCCAAGCGCACGGTCAAGGTGACTGCCGAAGAATTGGAAGCCGAGGCGCTGGATATTCTGGCCTCGGCGACCGTGGCGTGGAGCGGGTTCTTTGACGGCATTGGCGATCCGATTCCCTGCACTCCCGGCAACGCCCTGGACTTGTACAAGAGCTACCCGTCCATTCGGGAGCAAGCCGACCGGTTTGTCTCGGATCGCGCTAATTTTTTGGGGAGCAGGTTAGCGGCCTGATCGAGTTCGCCCGCCATGAGTTTTGGCTGCAACAGCCGATCTCAAAGGACAGTACCGTCTCGCGGCGGGCGAATCTGGAACAGGTGGAAAAGCAGACCGGGCAGCGTCCCGGCGACCTGGACGGCGTAGACCCGCCTGAAAGCCTGTTTTATCTGTGGGGCTGGTTCTGCCAGCTTCACGGCCAGCGCTCCGGCAACGGGTTCGGGCCGAACGGGATCAGCTTTTCCGAACTGGATGCGTGGGGCCGGCTGACCGATACGGCACTCACCCCGTTTGACGTGGACACCTTGATCGCACTGGATCGGGCGTACCTGGAAAGCCACGCCAAGAGCCAGCAGGACAAGAATTGAAAAGCCCGCCGAGGGGCGGGTCTATCCGGCGGGGCAGCTTGATTCCATTCTAATCGTCCGACGCCTCATCTTCTTGAGTCGGGCGATCTTTAGTAGATTTTTTGCCCTGCAAAAAACCGGTCACCACGGCTCCTAACAGGGAGCCTGCTACAACAGCAGCGACCCAATCATGGCTTGTGTGCGCCAGCGCCATGATGAGGATAAACCCCAAAATGACAAGACTAAACGCCATCCATTGAGTGCGGCGATCCCGTCCGCTGGCGGCGTTGAGTAGGGCTTTATCCATCGCCCGCTGGTGAGCGCCGTTCGCTTTGAATTCTTCAATAATATCCTTGGCCGCACCCGGAACGATTTCATCGTATTGTCTCAGGCAGTCTGGCGGAGGCGTGGGGCCTGAAAACGATTGATGCGCGATCAAGGTATTGAACTTGCGAGTAATCGCCCTTTCGGTGGCTGGCGGCAATGCGTCGGCATCTATCTCATCTGTATCCGCCGATACCAGCGGATTTTCATCTTTTCCGGTCAACCTGATCGCCTCTCCAGGGTGGAAGTTGGTAGCGTTCCCGAACATGATCAAAAGCATTTCTCATTTGCTGGCTCGTTCTCTCCCATGAGGTATTCATTAGATTTTCATTTCTGTACGACTGAATAATGGCTGCGTAGTCAGTCTGAGGCATGAGGTTGAAAATCGAAGGGAACGCGCTAAATGAGACCGGATGTCCCCGCTGGGGTAGGCAAGCTGTAGGTTTCATGAGCTATTTCCTCGGTATAGAGTGGGCGGGATAGTCGATCTATAGTCGATTTTTTAATTATGACAAGGCAAATTTGTGCAAGTGCCTAAAGTACAGCGCCGTCCTTGGCGCTGCTCTCGCTAATGCTTCCAGCGCTGCGTTGCAGAATGCAGGTGGTCAAACGCGCTGTTGATCGCTGCCCAGGTACTCTCCGGGAGCTGCCTTTCGGGCTGATCGTCCAGAGTGTGGGCCAGCACGGTGAGATCGGCAATCAGGCACTGGATCACGTTCAGATTGAATTCCCGCATAGAGTCCACGCAATCGGGATCAGCGTCAGCCGGCGCGGGCGTGGGCGTGGGTTCGGCGGTCGTGTAATGAATGTTCATGCGGCCTCCTTCAATCCACCTGGGTTCAGCCGCTCAAGTACCCTCTTGAACCATTTGATCTGCTTGACCTGAGTTCCGTTGCTGTGCCGCCTGCCACTCACATCGGTCAGTTCACACAGTCCTTCCGCTGCATCGGTCGGGAGCCAGTCGCCGAACTCCTTGCGAATCAGCCCGGCGATATTCAGTTGCCGGTTGACCATGATCGCCGAAAGGGGCGGGGTCATCTGCTGCCCTAGCTCGGTCGCGTTGTAGGTTCGCTGGCTCTCGTCGGCGATCCGGCGCACTCCTTCTTGTTGCGCGGCATTCGCGGCGGTCAATAGCGCGGATTGCGTCGAGCTTTGCCCGTAGCGCCGTTGCGGCTGCGCGACCACGTTCCAGATCGCAATGAAGCCCTTGGGCGTGACCGCCCACTCTGGCACCTTGTGAATCACGCCGTCATAGGTGCGATCTTCGTAGCGCACCGCAAACCAGCCGGAGTCAATCGCCTTGACGGTCGGCTCCAGTTCCTTTTGCCAGCACATCATCCCGGCTTTGCGGAGGAACAACTTGAGGTCAGCCATTTTGTAGTCCTGACCGGTTTTGCCTTTCAGCATCCCCAGCAGGTTCGGGAAGCGGATCAAGCCGTCGCTGTCGGCCAGTTGATCGTAGAGCAGAACCTTGGGTTCCTGCTCGGTCAGGATCGCCTCCTGCTCTTCGATGATCCGCGCCTGTTCGGCGGCGAGGAACAGCGCCTCGGCTTTGGTTTTGGGTAGGGCGAAGTCAGGGGCGTTCGGAACCGAGTAACTGCCGGTCTTGCGGATGGAGGGGATTACGTCATGCGTCACCCACCGCTTGAACTTCTTGGCTTCCGGTTTGCGGCTTCCAAGGATCAGGGAATACAGGCCGGGTTCGTTGATGACGGCCATTTCTTGCTTGCCGCCAAGGGTGTCGGTTGAAGCGACCCCCTTTTCATCGTCATCTAAGCGGGTTAGCGCGTCTCGGTTATTGGCAATCTCAAGCGCAGCGCAGACATCGGCGGCGACCCACCAGGGCTGGCTGTCGATCATCACGACGCGGATCGGGAAGGCTTCAAACTGGAAGGGGATAAGATTGGTAGACATGGTACGGATTCCTTGTATTGCTTGGGAATCCACCAACGCTGAGCCTAAGCAGGGAATTGGTGGCGAGTTGTGTAGGGTTAGGCTTACCGGAACAAGGAACCGGTCACTCTTTCGAGTGCCCTACACAACCCACCATTGAGCAGGCATGAAAAAAACGCCTGTATCGCAAGTGGCGCTATGCGCCTTGTATCCGGGGAGCCTAAGCCCCGACTCCCGTTTTTTGCGGGAGCAGGGGTACGTTAAGCCGGAACGGGCGCGGGGTCAAGCGGAAAAATTATCACCAAATGCAATCAGAATTGTAACCAAAAGAGACTATTAAAAGCAATATACTTCCATCTATTCCTTCCATCAATGGGTTTGCTATGAGCGAGAACGAAGACACTGCGGCCAAAGCCGCAAAAGCGGCTGGTGCGGCTGCCGCTGGCGCTGCGGTCGGCTATGGCGCGATTGCAGCCAGCGGACTGACGGCGGCTGGCATGGTTGGAGGAGGTGCTGGTATTGGCGCGGCTGCCGGGCCGGTGGGTGCGGCGGCGGGCGCAGTCGTGGGGCTGGCGGCTTTTGGATTGTACCGGCTGTTTGCAGGCGACCCCGATGAACTCACTCATGAACAGCAGCGACAGATCGAGGTATTAAAAGACGCTCACGCCAGAGGATTCTTGTCGGATGCCGATCTTGAGGTGGAGATCGGCAAAATTATCAACCCGTAGCAAGGCCAGCGGGTCATTCCGGCTTAAAAAAAATGTCTTTGTCAGGAGTTGCGGGGCGCGTGGGCTGAGTAAATATAACGCGAGGGGCGATTTTCTCTTTGCGTGGAGAAAGGTAGGCGCGGGGCGGCTGCTCTTTTAGCTTTCTGATTAGCTCTAACCTCATCATTTCATGGTAGTCGGTTCCAAAAATAATAATTGAATAGGGTTTTCCTTTATACACGCCGCACATGGCATATTTGGCTCCTACATAGGCTCCGTAGGAATTTTTCGCGTTGATGGCGATGTTCATATCTTGAACCCCTTTGTCGTTCGGCTTATTCCAGCTTGCGTCATCCGCCCGCACAGATTCCTTGTCTTTCCAGATATATTCGTTTTTTGCCAACTCAACGCATTGAGCGATCTGTTGCTTCGTCGGCGGCGCATCTGCCGAGTGCGCTTGTATTGAGCCGCACACCATCCCCACCAGCGCAATAACCAGAGCCAATCGCTTCATCCATGCTCCTCCATTGTTTGAAAAACACAGCATAGCCCGCCATTCCCGTGCTGCAAATTGATCGCGCCAAATAGTCGGTTACTGCTATAATTTCAATCACTATCAGCGATTTTAGCGGGCGGGCACATGGGCGACATAGCGGTTCTTGGATTTAGCGTAGACACAGCCGCGCTGGCTGCCGCGAAAGTCGCCCTGGGCACGGTTGAAATCGCTGCGCGGGGCGTAGGCCAGGCCGCAGAAGGGATGCAGACGGTCGTGGGCGGCGCATTCCGCGCCATCGAATCCACGGCGGATCGGATGCAGCGCACGGCGGTAGCGGCGTTCAAGGCCATGGGGTATGCCGTCACCGAGCCGCAAGAGGCGCTCTCTCGCTTGAAATCGGCGATGGATGACGTGATGCGGAAGGTCGAGAACGTCAGTACCGTGGTCAACACCCTGCAACTGGCGTTCTATGCCGCTACCCGGAACGTCAAGGAGTTCGCTATCGAAGGCGGCGCCGCCTTGGCGGACATGGAAAAGAAGTCGTCCAGGCTCGCCGAATCCATGACGCTGGTACAAAAAGCCCTGGTCTTGGCCGGAGCCGGCGTGGGAATCGGCGAACTCATGAAGTACAGCGACGAGTACGGGCGAATGAGCGCCCAACTCGGCCAGGTCGCCAAATCCACCCGCGAATATGAAGACACTCAACGCTCGCTATACAAACAAGCACAGCAGACCGGGCAATCCGTAGGCGACTCCGCCAAGCTGTACGCCACCATGGCGCGGGCCACGCAAGAACTCAATGTCAGCAGTTCCCAACTGCTGGATGTCACCGGCATGGTGAACAAAATGCTGATGACGGCGCAACTCCCGGCAGAATCGGCCAGTGCGGCGCTGTTTCAGTTCTCTCAGGGCATGGCGGCAGGAACGCTGCGCGGCGAAGAACTCAACTCCGTCATGGAGCAGATGCCGCCTCTTGCCAGGGCGATAGCGGACGGCATGGGAATTACGGTCGGCCAGTTACGCGCTGTAGCCGCCGAGGGGACGCTCACCTCAAAAGCGGTACTCGCCGCGTTGCTCAGTCAAAAGGATTCCATTGAGTCGCAGTTCGCCGCAATGATGGGCAGCGCGACCACCATGTCCAATCTCGCCAGCCGGGTCGATAACGCCATGATGATGTTGATCGGGCGAGCCGACGAGTTGGGCGGGGCCAGTATGGCGCTGCAAGGCGCGTTCGGGGTCATTGTCACCTTCCTGGAAGCCGACGACACCGCGACCACTATGGCAGCGGCGTTTGAGAAGCTCGGTCAGGCGATCAAGATCGTGGTGGATGTGTTTGCTTACCTGCTGCCGTATCTTGATGAAATCTTCGGGATTTGGCTGGGCGTCAAAGGGATCACGGCGCTGGCGTCATTTACGCTCAACCTGCTCATGACGCAACGCATGATTAGCCTGGTCACGGTGGGCGTTGAATACTTGACGGTAGCCTTGATTATGCTGATCAAGGCAGTGACCACGGTTGCGGTTGCGATCTTGTCATCGCTGGGGGTAGCGGTATCTACCATTTTGCCTATGTTTGCCGCTTCACAGAACGCCATCGCGATGCTGGAAGGCGGGCTGATCCGCCTGCAAGGGGTTATGGCGACCATCGGCAAGGTCAGCATGTGGGCATCCCTGTTGGGCGGCATCTTTGGCGTCATTACCGCGATTGGAATGCTGGTTGCTGGATTCTTCTTATTCAAAGACACCACCACCTCCGCACAGAAAGCCGCCAATGATTACAGCGCAGTTCTCGATAAGCTCGGCGGGAGCGCACAGGATGTTGAAAGTAAATTCAAGTCGATGAATGACGAGCAGCAAAAGTCTATCGTGCAGCAAACTCAAATCTCACTGAAAAGCAATCAGGCAGAATTGCTCAAGCAAGAAACCGAAATCAGAGACCGGATCGCTGGGCTGGTTGAGAAGAAATTCAGCAGTACCAATGACGACACCTGGGGGCTAAACGTCGCGGAAATGCAGCGACTGAATGAGATTTTAGCCAGCGGGGGCGTAGGGATGGCGGAGTATCTGGAAACCCTAAAAAAATCAAAGATAGCGACGGACAGCCAGTTTGAGTCGCTGGTGAAAATGAATACAGGCATGGACAGCCAGCGGGATGCGGTCGCTAAACTGGAGGCGGTCTTACGGATTCAGACCGACACTCGGATCGGGAACGAAGGGGCGATCCTTGGAAGCAATGCCGCACTGTCGGTAGAACGCGACAACCTTCTCAAAAACACCGAGGCGTGGGGCAAGTACCTCGCCAAAATCCGCGAATCCGCAGTCACGCAGTCGATGAATCCCGAAGAACAGGCGCGGAATAAAGGGGCGGAACTCCATCAATCCCCGAATGCCGTGGATCAGGCGGTCGGACTGGTATCGCTGACGGAAAGCTACAAAAAGCTGGATGCCGCGATCAAAGAAAATAACGCCTCCGAAGCCAATCGGCTTCGTACCGTGATTGTTGCCACAGAACAGGAGTATTTACACGCAGTGGGCGTTGCAGCGACCACCACTGCTATTGAGAGCCGATCTCGCATGGTGGTAGGTGGCGAGGGGGTTGCTATGAGGGTGATGGACGAAACGAGAAAGAAAGCCGTCACGACCGCAAAAGAACAACTCGATGTCATGGGGGCGATCAGTCGGGTCGAGCGGGAGAATGTCGAAGCGCAAGCCAGCGCACACCGAGCCGCGACGCAAGCCGCCGAGCAAAGCATCGAGCAAAGCAACCTCATGGCGGGCGCCTGGCAAAAGGGCGCGGATGCCGCCAAGCAAATGGAAATCCAGATCAGGGCGATTAACCGGGCGCGAAAGGAAGGGATCGAGATTCCGCCAGATGCGCTCACCGGGGGGGTATCGAGACCAGCCTCCGCCAGCAGTGGATCGTCCGTGGTGGTGGGAAACCTCAATATCGACGCGCTGGTACGGGCCATTATCCAGGCCGAGTCGAACGGAAATCCGAACGCCCGCAGTCCGGTAGGGGCGACCGGACTCATGCAACTCATGCCGGATACGGCGAGATGGTTGGGGTTTAATCCGAACGATATGACCGACCCCACCAAGAATATCGAGGCGGGCACCAAGTACGTCAAGTATCTGCTCGACCGATATGCCGGGGATGTCATGAAGGCGGTCGCCGCCTACAACGCTGGGCCGGGGAACGTGGATAAGTACGGCGGAACCCCGCCCTTCAAAGAAACCCAGGCGTATGTTCCCAAGGTCATGGCGCTGTATAACGCCGATGCCGAAGTCGCGGGAGTCAAAAAAACCCAAGACGCCTATAAAGCATTTTACGACTTGCAGAAGCAAGAAGCGGCGACGGTCAATGCCCAAGCTGAAGCGGCCAATGCCCAGCGCATTACCGAGATCAAGACGCAAACCGACCTTATTCAACTCAAAACGAATCTCACCAAGGGCGAGTACACGGACGTTAAAACGACCGCGCTGACCGTTTCGGCGCAAGAAACCAAGAAGGTGATGGAGTCGCTGGTTGAAACCTACCAATTCACCCGGCAGGAAGCGGCGGCGACGGTCGCAGAGGCGATTAACTCCACGCAAGGCATTACCCAGGCCGGCCAAGCGCAACTGCTCATGGAAGGCACGATCACCAAGGCGATAGAAGATCACAAGAATGCAGCAGCGGGACTGGCCGAGGAAAACCGCAAACAGATCGGAAACTTCAACGCACTGACTCAAGCCTACCTGACCTACAACCAGCAGAGTATTCAAGCGGCGGAGTTAGAGCAGCGGCTTAAAAACCTGAACCCGGCGCAACGGATTCAAGAAATCCAAAAAGCCTATGCCGATTGGGATCAGCAAGTCGCCAAGACCCTGAGTGATTTATCGCTGGAAGCGGATTTGACGCTCAAGGAAGCCGCAGCGACGACCCAGGGAACCGCCAGCCTACTCGCCTTTAACGACGCCAAGCAGACCGAGGCGATCTTGCGGGGCAAGAACAGCGGCGCACTGGAAGACGAGACTGCCAAAAAGGTCGCGGAACACAGTCTCAACCTGCAACTGCTCGGCGATGTGCAGAAGACCATGGAGGCGTACAAAGCGGGATTGACGCCATTGGAGACCTACAAGGACACGATGGTCGAGCTGGGGAAAGAAGAAGAACGGATGAAAGCGGCGGGCCTCTGGACAGAGAAAACCGCCCTCGGTATGCAAAAGCTCAAGGCAGACGCCGAAAAACTGAAAGACGCCGTTGATCCCATGGCAAAGATTTTCGAGGAAACCGCCAAGGGGATTTACAGCGCCTGGACGGGCATGTTTGAGAACATTTTCACCGGGGGGATGAAATCGTTCGGCGACCTGGTGGACAGTATCAAGACCATGTTCCTCAAGATGTTGGCGCAAATGGCTGCTCAGGCGCTGGCGAAACCGATTCTGGTGCCTATTCTGCAAACCATGGGCGGAGTTATGGGCCAGAGCGGCAGCAGCATCAACACGATGATCAACGGATTCATGGGCGCGGGTTCCTCCACGCTCGGAGCGGGGAGCGGCGGCGGTATCAGCAATATGCTAGGGCTGGGGAACCTGTTCGGCAGCAGTGGCGGCGGTTCCTTGTCCGGCCTCATGGGGATGGACGGCACTCTGTCTCTCTTCGGCTCCGAAGGACTCGGATCGCTGGTGAGCGGCATCGGGTCGATGCTGTCTCCGATCATGTCCGTAATCCCGGCCATCGGAGCTATTGCAGCAGCCATCGGCCTACTCTCCAGCCTGTTCGGCGGCACTCCACATCCGTCCTCACTGGCGGTCGCGGGCGGGTACCAAGACCCGAAACATGGCGCGGGCTACATGGGCAAGGGCGGCGGCGGTGCCATTGGCACCAGCGGCATGGATTTCGGTTATTCCTACGGCCACACCGACCCCAAGGACGCGATCAAGCTGCGCGACTCGCTGATGACCATCGATACCGCGCTGGCGGGGCTGATCCCGAAAGCAAAAATGGCGGGCGTCCAACTGGGCGCGTTCGGCGAGACTGCCGAGGGCTGGATTGCCGGAATGCATGGCATCGTCAAAGACTCGAATGAAATGAGTGCCTACTTCGTGAAGGATTGGGTGGCAGCGGCGGCGAAAATGGGCGCGGTCAGCCAGAGCGTGTCGGACATTATGAACACCTTCACCGGCAAAGCCGAGGACGTGATCAAGGGGCTGGGCGGGCTGATGCAAGTCGAAAGCTACGTCAAAGCCGACCCGAAAAAAGACCTGGCCGATACCGTTGCCAAGGCGGCTGAAACGCCCTCGCAAGCCCTCGCGGTACTGCGTACCGACCTGGAAAAGCTGGCAAAGACCTTTGACGGATCGGCCACGGCAGCGATAGCCCTCGGCGCGGCCAGCGCCAATCTGTACCAGGGCGAGATGCAGATGATTCTGGCGATTCAAAGCGCCGTCTCCGGGATTGCGACCTCGTTTGGGGCGTCCATCGAAGAGGTCAAGCTGTCGGTGATGGACGTGGGCGGCAAGTACGCCTACTTCCAGAAACAGGCCGAAGACGCCTTTGCGGCGCTGCAAACCGCCACTGATCCGACCGTTATTGCCGCCCAGGCTGAAAAGGCGCGGAACGCGGCGATGCAAGCCTACGGGATGCTCAGCGACGAGCAGAAACAAGCCAATGCCGCTGGATTTGAACAGTTCCTGACTGATGCCCAGAAGCTGGCAACCGACAAACTGAACGCGGCGCAACAGGCGGTCGTGGATCAGCATACGGCGACCGCCAAGCTGCTGGGCGACAGCATGGCCGCAGCGGGCAAAACGGCTGCCGAGGCGCTGAAATCGGCGGGAGATACCGTGAGTTCCGCGATAGTGACGGCTGCCGATGTGATGAAAGGGGCTATCGGTTCGCTGGGCACAAAAGGCAGTACGGCCATGGCCGAAGGCGGGATTGTCGGCGGCACCTGGAACGGCCAACCCGGCATCGGCGGCGATACTGTGGCGACGATGCTCACGCCGGGCGAGGCGGTGATCCCGCGAGCGCAGGCCGAGAAACACGCGACGCTGATCCAGGCGATTATGAAAGGGGCGGTACGCTATGCCGCCAGCGGGCTGCTGCCGGGGTATACCGCGCCCAGCACTTCGGGCGGGGCAAGCGGGGGTGGCGGGAGCAACAGCGATTCGGATTGGGCACCAGCAGGGATGCAGCAGTATTACGCAAAGGGAACGCAGCAGGCGGAATTAGCGAAATTGGTGGACGCAATGGATGCGGCGGCTAAAGCGCAAGCCGACCTCGCCTCGTCATCGGGAAAGGCGACCGATAGCGTCAAAAATCTGGCCGATTTTATGAAGGGGATCAGCAAGTCGCTCCGGGACATCCACGCGACGGAGTTTGAAAGGAAGCTGAACGGGCTGCGCGATGCCCTGGACGATAACGTCGCCAAAGCCAAGGAGTTAGGGGCGTCGGCGGCGCAACTCGCCAGCGTCATGGCTCTGGGTTCGCAGCAGATGCAGGACGCGCTGGATGAGCGGGCACGGCAACTCAGTGAATTCATGGCCGGGATTGCCCGCACGTCCAAGGATATGGACTTATCCGAATTCGAGAAACAACTGGAAGGCGTCGCTGACCAGATGAGCGCCAATGAAAAGCAGGCGAAAGACCTGGGCGCGAACGAAGCGCAACTGGCGGCGATTCGCGCCCTGGCCGACAAGCAGACGGCTGCCGCCTATGCCGAACAAAGCCGGCAAGTGGCCGAAGACCAGCGCCAATCGGCACAGGACGCTCAACAAGCCGCGAAAGACGCCCAACAAGCGGCGGATGCCATTGCCAGTTTCACAGCGGGGATTGCCAAGTCGCTGCGCGATCTGGACTTAACTGACGCCGGGAAACAGTTTGCTGCGCTCAAGGACAGTCTGGACGACAACATTCGCCAGGCGCGGGAGTTGGGAATCGGCGAGGCGGCGCTGGCGAAGGTACGGGAGTTGGGCGCACGAAACCTGGCGAACTTCACCAAGGCTTTTAACGACGACCTGCAAAGCCAGATCGACGCGCTGAAACTGACTCCGCAACAACTGGAAGCGATGTCCCTTGAAAAATGGTACGCCGCGCAAAAGAAATCAGCGGAGGAAATCGGCGGCGACCTCAGTGCGCTCAGTGAACTGTACGCTCTCAAGACTACCGAGGTCACCAAGCGCGCCGCCGATGCGATTACCGAGTACATGACCGGGATTGCTGACGCTTCCAAGGACATGGACGGGACGGAATTTGAGAAGCAATTGCGCGGCATCCAGGTACAACTGGACGCCAGCATTAAAGCGTCCAAATCCGCTGGGGCCGGGGATGCCGGCGAGACTGCCGCACGGGACTTGGCGGCGAAACAAACCGCAGCCGCGACCGCTGAGCATCAAAAGCAAATCGGATCGTTCATGCAGGACTTGGATCGTTCGGCAGGGGATAGCGCCCTCACGGACTTCCAGAAAGCGTTGCGCGGGATTCAAGACCAGATGCTTGCCAACATCGAAGCCTCGAAAGCCTTGGGATTGGGGCTGGAGGGCGAGAATAAAGTGCGGGAAGTGGCCGCAGAGTTGACGAAACAGGCCACGGAAGCCAATGCCAAGCAACTGAAAGAATTCACGCAAGGGCTGTCGCAAAGCCTGGCGGATTTGGATTTAACCGACTTTGAACGCGGCATGCAGGCGATAGATACTCAACTTGCGGCCAACATCAAGACCGCGAACGAGTACGCCGACAGCGCCGAGGCAGTCAGTCTGGCCGAAGCCCTGGCGACTCGGCAAAAGCAAATCGCTACTGCCGCCCATCAAAAGCAAATCACCGACTTCATGGCGGGGATAGCCAGTGCGTCCAAGGATATGGGCTTAACCGACTTTGAGAAGCAACTGCTCGGCATTCAGACGCAGATGGAAGCCAACATTGCGACCGCCAAGGAGCTAGGGGCCGGGCTGGCCGGCGAGAACGCAGCGCGGGAACTCGCCGCCAAGCAAACCGCAGCCGCCACAGCCGCTCGCGCCAAGCAACTCAGTGATTTCATCGCCCCCTATCAGGACGCCCTCAACGAACAGGGGTTGTCGGAGGCGTTGAAGGCGTTGAAGGCGTTGAATCGAGAACTCACCGATCTCACCAAAGCCGCCAAGGATTTAGGCGCGGATGCCGGGCAGATCAATATCCTCAAGGAAGCGCAGGGCGTCAAAGCCGCAGCGACAGCGAATCAAGGCTTTCAGGACGCGACCGAGAAAAGCAAACAGGCGCTGGATGCCTTGTCGCAAAAACTCAAGGGGCTGGTGGACGCGATCAAGCAATCGACCCAGGGGATTGACGATTCGATTCTGAACCTGCGCCGGAAAGACCCGAAGTTTGATGAGGCGGGCTATCAAGCCAGCAACGAGGCTGCAAAACGGGCGGCGCTGGCAAAGGCGATGCTCAAGCCGGAGGACTACGAAGGACAAATCAGTGCGGTCAATGACCTGCGCGCAGCCCTGACTGACCGCTATTCCGCCGAAGAAGCGGCGATGACGAAACTCACGGAAAGCGCCCGGCGTCTGGCCGACATTGCGAAACAGATTCGTGATTATGTCGCCAGTCTCAAAGTGAGCGACCTGTCCACGCTTGACCCGGAAAAGAAGCTGCAAGAAGCCCGCAGCCAGTACGAAGAGACTATGGCGAAAGCCAAGGCGGGCGATCTGGATGCCGCTGGTGCGCTGCAAGGCAAGGCGCAAGCCTACCTTGAAAAGGCGCGGGGCTATTACGCCAGCAGTACCGACTATGCCGATATTTTCGACCGGGTGACGGAGGGGCTTACCGGCTTCGCGGATGCAACTTCGTCTTCCGACCCTGCGGTAGACAAGGCCATCGCCGATAAAAAAGCCCTGGATTTGCAGACCGCGACCGTTGAAAAGCTGGAACTGCTGAAAGGAACCTTGCGCGAGATTGAAGCGCGGGCGACGGCAGATATTGCCGCAAAAAGCGAGACTGAAAAGCAACACTTGACCGCCGAAATCGGCAAGCTGATTGCCGCGCTGCAAGCGTCCGGGCTGTCCAATACTACGGCTGTCGTCGCTGCTATTACCGGATTGCAAGCGGGGATGAAAGCCGCACAAGCCGCACAAGCGGAATCGGCAGCGCAGGCGGCTCAGGCGGCTCAATCCGCATCGGGGAATCCAGCCGCTGCCGGATCTACCGGGCCGATTGCCGATCTGTATCAGTCGATGCTGGGGCGCGCCGCCGATGCCAGTGGGCTGGCGTACTGGACAGGGCGCATGAACGAGGGCGCGTCCATTGCCGCGATTACCGACGCCTTCAAATCCAGTACCGAATACAAAGCCCTACCCGGCCATGCGGCAGGAGGATTGGCGCAACCCGGCTGGGCGATGGTGGGCGAGGAAGGGCCGGAACTGGTCAATTTCAGCCAGCCGGGCCGAGTGTATAGCGCCGGCGATACGGCACAGATGCTGGGCAGCAAGGAATCCCAAGGCGCGGTCGTGGTGGAACTCAAAGCCCTCATCCGGCTGCAAGCGGAATCCAACCGGCAACTGATTAGCACACTGGATCAGGTAGAAACGCGGCTGGCCGGGATGGAACGTACCGCTCGGCTGGAGGCATCGGCATGAGCAGCGACTGGATGTATCTCGCCGAGATTGACGCCTGGAACCCGGCCACGCCCGGCGTAGAGACGCTGCGCTTCGGCAGTACCGGCTATGTCACTACGCCTAGTGAGACTCCGGCAAACGCCTATTACGAGCCGCGCATCAAGCAACCGGCGTTGTATCGCTTTGATGCCGGGGTGGGCAAAAACACCTCACGCGGCGGCTATGGCGAACTGGTGCTGGCAAACCCGGATCGCGGCCTGGACGGCTACGTGAACTACGGATTTGACGGACGGGCGTTGCGGCTGCTGGCCGGGCCGGTCGGTAGTGCCTACTCTGCCTTGACCGTGCTGCTGCGCGGTACCTGTCTGGGCGTGACCTGGGAGAGATCGACCGTCTCGATCCGCATTCGTGACCGCCAGGAAGAACTCAATAAGCCCTTGCAAACCACGAAATATGGCGGCACCAACTCGCTGCCTGCCGGGATTGACGGCGTAGCTGATGACCTCAAAGGCCGGGTCAAGCCCTTGCTGTACGGCACGGTGTTGAACGTAGCGCCGCCTTGCGTCAATACCAGCCGGCTGATTTATCAACTCCATGACGCGGCGCTACAGGCCGTGACAGCGGTCTATGACAATGGGGTGGCGCTGACCGCAGGGGCGACCTACGCCGACCAGGCCACCATGGAAGCGACTGCGCCCTCGGCGGGCGGCTATCGGGTCTGGCTGGCGGGCGGGATGGTTCGCCTCGGTAGTTCGCCCGCAGGGCCGATTACCGCTGATGCCAGCGAGGGAAGTAGCGCTGCGTTGCGCTATCCCGGCAGCCTGTTGAATCGCATCGCCCTGAAAGCGGGACTGACGGCGGGTGAAATCAGCAGCGCCGATGTGAGCGCGCTGGATACCGCTTGTCCTTATGAATGCGGGGTGTTTCTGGGCGATGAAACCGCGACCGCGACGGCGCTGGATACGGTGCTGGCAGCAGGGTATGGATTCTGGTACTTCGATGCAGCGGGAATACTGCGCTGCAATGCCCTGACCGCGCCGACCGGTGCGCCGGTCTTGACGCTGGAAGAGTACGGCATCCTGGAACTGGATCGAACGGCCAGCGGCAGCGGCGACAACGGCTTGCCGGTGAAGGTCTTAAATCTCAAGTACGCCCGCAACGGCTCGGTGCAAACCAGTGTCGCGGGCGCGGTCACGGCAGCGCGGCGCGAGTGGCTCAAGCTGGAATACCGCACGGTCACGGTGACCGATTCGGCGGTCGCCACCAAGCACCTGCTCGCCCCGACTCTGGATTGGGAAACGCCCATCGTGTCGGCGGCGAATGCCGCGACCGAGTTGACCCGACTGCAAGGGCTGATCTGCGTCCGGCGCGACACGCTGCGAGTGACCACGCGCATCCCGGACGCCTTAGCCGCCACCATCGGCACGGTCGTGCGGGTGAAAGTACCGCGACTCGGCTATGACGCTGGGCGCGATTTTCGGGTGATCGGGATTGAACAGGATGCGATCCGCGACCGCATCACACTGACGCTGTGGGGATGATATGGGCAACGTACTGCTGGGATTTCCCAATCGGATTGATGAAGCCGCTTTGGCGGGCGGGTCATGGAATGCGGCGCTGCCGCTCACCAAGCTGCAAAACCGGGTGTATGCGGCGGTCGCCCGCTCCGCCAATGCCCTGACCACCTCCACGCAATGGACGGTCACCCTGCCCACAGCGCGAGTGTCCAAGCTGGTGGTCTTGGCGGCGCATAACCTGAGCGAATTGGCGCAGTGGCGGGTCACGGCGTACAGCGACGCCTTCACCACGGTCGCGCTGCAAAGCCCGTGGACGGATGTCTGGGAAAACGTTCCGACCAGCCTCTTGGAGTGGGAGAACGATAACTTCTGGACGATAAAGCCGAGCGCGGAAGACATCGCCCGCTACACCCCGCTGGCGATCCTCACCTTGAGCGCGGCGGTCTCGACCCGCTGGCTGAAAATCGAGATTGCCGATACCGCCAACAGCGCGGGCTACGTCCAGGTCGGGCGCTGTCTGATCTGTGACCAGTGGCAGCCGACCGTTAACATGAACTACGGCCACGCGCTCCAGTACGAATCCGACACCACGGTCGAGCGGGCGCTGGACGGCACAGAATATTTCAACCGGCAGCGCGGGCGGCGGGTCGCTCGCTTTGCCTTGGCGTGGCTCAACGAGGATGAGGCGATAGCTCGAGTCTTGGGGATGCAGCGCGACAGCGGCATTGACGGCGAGATTGTCTTTATCGATGACCCGGATGCGGTGATGTACCGGCTGGAACGACGATTTATTGGCCGGTTACGGCAGCTTTCCGCGATTGAACATCCCTACTTTGAAACCTATCAGAATTCCTTTGAACTCTCGGAGATCTTATGACGACCGTAGTCATTAACAGCCACACCTACTCGGACGATTCTGATCCGAGTACCGGACTGGCCGCAGGCGGGCATCGGACGCGGTTTATTCCTGCGCTGGCCGACGTGGTGGTGGTGGCCGGCACAGTCGCCAGCAATGCCGCGACCACCACGGCGAATACCGCCACGGCCACCACACAAGCCGGGATTGCGACCACGCAAGCGGGAATTGCGACCACGCAGGCATCCACGGCCACGACGCAAGCCGGGATTGCAACGACGCAAGCCGGTAACGCCAGCGCATCGGCAGCGGCGGCGTTGATCTCCGAGACGAATGCGAACATTTTTTCAATGGGCAGCCTGCCCACTCAAACCGGGAATGCGGGCAAGGCGCTGACCACCAACGGGACGCTGGTCGCGTGGTCGGCGCCTGCTCCCGCAGCTCATACTCATCTGGCGGCGGATTTGCCGCCCAGTTTAGTTAAATCCTACTTTATGGCGGGGTGGTAAGTCATGGCATCAGGACGATTAGGGGCGGTTGATTTATCCGCAAACACCTACTGGTCGGTCTATACCGTGCCGGCTCTAAAAATGGCCGCGTTGAGCGTGTCGGTGTGCTGTCGATCCGTGACCGGGACACTGGTGCGACTGGCGCTGGCCTCCACGGGGACGCCGACAGCGGCGGAATGGATCGAGTACGACACGGCGCTGACGGTCAATCAGGTGCTGGAACGCAGCGGCCTTGTACTGGACGCGGGCAAAATACTGGTGGCTTATAGCAGTTCGGCCAATGTCAATGTGGTGGTTTACGGAACCGAGGAAACCGCGTAATGCGCTACGTCAGTCCAGAAAAAGCAGTAGTCACGGCTCTCGGCCAGTCGCTGTACGGCGAGGGGAGATTCCAAACGTTTTATGCCAGCGGCACATTTACGGCACCCAAGGCGGCGGTCTATCGGGTGCGAGCGGTGGGAGGCGCGGGCGGGGGGATTGGCGGCAGCCCCTACGGCGGCGGCGGCGGCGGCGGGTTCTCCATGGGTGAATTTGCCCTGGCTGCTGGCGCGGCGGTGACGGTCACGGTTGGGGCGGGTGGAGCCGTGAATACGGCGGGGGGAACCACCAGTTTTGGCGCGCACTGTTCAGCAACAGGCGGCGCGGCGGGCGGCGGGACGCGGGCAGGGGGAACCGGAACCGGAGGATATTTCCAGGCCAGCGGCGGCGCAGGCGGCAGTGGCCTGGAAATATCCTCCGGTTCCGAGATCGGAAGAGCACACGTCTGAACTCCAGT